TGCCCCCTCCGCCGACGTGGCGGAGGGGGACGGGCGCTTGGCCTGTGCGGGGCGCGTCACGATCAGCCCTCGTCGGCGTCGTGCTCGCGGACCGTGGCCTCGGTCTTGGTCTTGGTGGTGCTGACCACGGTCACGTCGACGCCGTCGCCGTCGTGGTGGCCGTGCCCGTGACCGCGGTCGTCGTCGCAGTCCTCGTCCGGCAGCGGCCGGGGCTGTGCCTGCGGCACGGGGCGGTCGAGCGACGGCTCGTCGGTGATCGTGAAGTCCACCTTGAACTTCGCCGCTTCATTGCCGGTGGAGTAGGTCGCGGCACGGGTGGCGACCTGGACGGGGAACACGTCCACGCTGCGGCTGCCGGGGAGGTCGCCCTTGCGGAGCAGTACGACGTAGCCCTTCGCGCCCTTGGGAAGCTGCTGCTCGATCGCGTCGGAGAACCGGTCCTCGTAGAAGGTCAGGCTGGAGTTCTCGGCCTTGTCGTTGCCCGGGATCGAGCTGTTGAAGGTCGAGCCCATGTCGGGGGTCTCGATGGGGTCGTTCTCCAGCGCCCAGCCCTCGATGTCCGAGACGGCATCGGTCAGGCCGAAGGCGTTGGTGATCTCCCGGCGGCTGGGGTACTTCGGGTCGTTGAGGTCCTTCGACCAGAGGATCTTGGAGATGCCGCGCCGCAGAAATCGGGTCTGGGTCTTCTTCGTGCTCGTGGACACAGGTCCGCTCCCACTTCTGGGGCAGCGTCCCGTGCTGAGGCTCTGCCCCTTGAGGTTCAAAGGGGGTTCGCCTGGCCTGGGGCCTAGCGTCCGCGCGGGCCTCCGCGGTGAGGATCGAAGGAACGTTCCTTCATGCTGGGGTCACGGTGATCGTGACCCGCTGCACGTAGGACACGATAGCGCCTGCCGCCGACACCGAGGGTTCCCCTCCGGCGTCGTAGGTCAACTCCCTGTCGATGACGCGGGCTTGGGGAATGTGCAGGTCATGGGTCCAGTGACCGTCGGTTCGGCCGACGACGCCGGCGCGTACACGGTCGGCCAGCCACTCGACCTGATCGGCCCGTTCCCCGACCGAGGTGACCTGGTAGCTCCAGGCCGCATCCGCGTGCCAGTCCCACAGGGGCGGGCCGCCGAACTTGGCAGGAAGCGAGTCGAGGATGGTGTACGGGACGGGCGAGGGCTCCCACCCGGACTTCCCTTGGACACGCGGGAGTTCGCCAACTCCGCATGGGCGGCCGGTGGCGTGCTCCAGGAGGACGGCGAGCGCACGGGTCACCGGAAGACGGGCGGTCATGGCAGCACCCCGTGCGCCAGGGCCTGGATGAACGCGGGTTCGGTCTGCCGGAACGCGGGCTCGACGTGCGGGAACGGCGGCTGCCGGTAGTGCCGCCCGATGGAGTCCACGCCAACGAAGCCGTACTCCAGCCGTCGCGCCTGCGGGGCATCGGAGAAGACCTCGGCGGTGACCTCGCCGCCCCCGACCCGCATCCGCACATCCCACGAGGCGCGGTACTGCCCAGTGATCACGTTCGGGCCCGGCCTGCCGCTGGCGTTCCGCTGGATCCGGACCCGCAGCAGCATGGCGTGATGCCGTGTGATCGTCCGCGTACGGGCGCGTGCGGCCGGACCCATCCGGGCCAGCGCGGCGGCAAGCGCGATCGGGTCGCGGAACGCGGTGGCGTCGGGGTGTGCGTTCGGATGCGGGTTCGCTGGCGCCATCAGTCGATCACCTGCACCCGCACGATGCGCACCACGCTGTAGGTGCCGACCGCCCCGTCAGAGACGCGGAAGCGGCGATCGACGAGCTGCGGATCACGCGGCCCACCGGGTCGTACGGACCCGGCAACACGGATCACGTCGTCGGGCCGCAGCTCCGGGGCCTGTATGGGCAGCACGGCCTGGTAATCGGTGACTGGCGGCTCCTGGGCGACCGCGCCGTCCAGCGGCTTGGTGATCGCCGGTCGGCCAAGCGGCATCACCGCGCCCAGCCCGTTCCAGATCAGCACCTCGGCCGGTGCCAGCGGGATCAGCTTCCCCGTCGTCTCATCCAGCACGTCGTCCGCCAGGCCGCCGCTGTCGCGCCACGCCTCCAGCTTGTCGTCCAGGATGCGCCCGACCACCCGCCGCGCCCCGTCGACATCAAACGCCACGAGCCCACTCCCCGAGCTGCGTGAGCATCGCCTGCGTCAGCGAGTGCGGACCAGTCCCGAGATCGGGCCTGGCCAGCGTGGCCCGCTCCAGCTCTTCAGCATCGATAGCCGCGAGGAAGACCGCGGCCGCCGGTCCGGGGTCGGGCATATCGGCAACAGCGAGGCGGGCCAAGCCCTCGAAGGTGGTTTCAACGTGGTCCCCGGAGTAGAGGACGACCTGCGGCGGCTCTCCCTCTCGGTGGCTGACGGTGTAGCCGCTCAAGGCACCAGGGTCCACCCGCTGCCCGTCAATCTCGATCGCTGCCTTCCCGCCGCGAGCCGTGATCTGCACTCGGTGCAGGTTCTCGTCATTGCTGTGATCCAT